GTACTTCCATCATCATAGGCATACCCATCTCATCCATCATAGGCTGCCCTGTCATTGGGTCTACTGCTGGTTGTGGGTCTTGCTCTATAACTTCTTCTACTTCTTCTTGCTCAACGATTTCTACTTCCTCGTCTTGCATAATCATAGTTAATTCATCTTCAGTCAGATTTTGATACTTTTCTGTTGTTGTGTTTTTCTTATCATTCCAATAGGCTTTTACAACACCTACTTTTTGCAACAGTGCATCTTTAAACCAATCGTGCATGATTTCAAAGCCATTGTTGTCTTTGTAGAATATATGATTAGCATAGGCAGTCATTTGTTCTGCTAAAGCACCATCACCTTCGTTTACTGGCTCAAACTCTACAGCTTTATTGCTGCTAGTAAAGACTTTCATAATTTGTGGCAGTGCACCATCTACTACTTCAGCAACTTCACCAGTCACTATTTGTGAACGACCTTCTACTTCATTGCCATAAGGTTCACGCAAGTAATATTCCAATGCTGTTTGTCTGTCTTGAGATGTTTCAGTCTCTATAAAACCTAATGAGTCGTTAATATGCGAATCTATTAGGTTAGCAAGTTCTGCATTATCTTCCTTGCTATTCATATTTTCTTTATCGTATGCCATTTATACTATCCATGAAGTGTTTATCTCTAGTGGTTTTGTCCATGCTTCCATAGGAGACTCATCCATACCGACTGCTAGGTATCTAAACGCATCTGATGCGTGTGATGCCCAGTCATGAAAAGGTCTGTCATGAAATACATTTCTTTTTTCATCAAATACTCTACGATAGTTTCGTAGTGCATCTAATCCTTGTTTTGTTTTATCTTTATCAAACCAGCAGCGTGGTAGTATTTTTCTTGCTGCTGAAATACCATCCATAACTGTTAGCTTGGTTGCAACTGTAATGTTTAATCCTGATTCTTCTAACATTTCTTTTCTTGACTTGCCTGTGCCCAGCTCTCTTACAGCAACATCATGAGGTAATATGTGTGTTGCGTACATATAGTCATGTTCTCGCAGCCAATTTACATAGTAATCAAGACCAACACCATGATTTTCTACAAAGTCTATAAGTCTTATTTCTTTGTTGACTACTTGTGCTACCCAAATGCTAGTAGAGTCTGACATACCTAAATCCCAACCAGTATATGTTCTTGCTAGTTCGTCTTTAGGAATATCTATAATATGATTTTGTTCTTCTATATCATTAATAATAGATGAGTAGTAAGCACCTTCTACTGGAGCATTAAAACTGCACTCAAATTCTTGAGCATACTTATCTTCACCCATTTCTGCTTTAGCAGCAAGTAATTCGTCTTTATCTACAATCTTTGTTTCAGAAGATTTAAATTCTAATAATTCCCAACCTTCACTTCTTGACCCTCTATCTCTCAAGTCTTTAAAGTGATTCTGTCCTTTCGGTGTACCCATTGCTACGCAGTAGCCGAGTCGGTCTGCTAGTGCAGGTCTGACAATCTCTGTAAATAATGTAGGATTAATGTTCCCAATTTCATCAAGAACGCACCCATCTAGGTAGATTCCACGCAGACTGTCAGGATTATCTGCTCCATACAAGTTTATCCTTCTACCCATAAAGTCTACACGCAGTTCAGCAATGTTGGCTTTAGCTTCTAATGGTCTTGTATATTCTAGCAGGTAGTCCCATGCAATTCTTTTTGCTTGATTGTATGTTGGTGCTACATAAGCAAATCTAGGATTAGGTTTATCACAGTTCAAAGCACTATGTATTAGTTGATTGATAGCACAAACTGTCTTACCCATTCGTCTATGAGCAACCACGACACTAAAACGATTGTCTTTAACCATCTTGTGTATTTCTTTTTGTGGTTCTCTTGGTGTATAGCCTGTTGTTATTTGTTTAGCCATCTTATTGTAACTCTCTTACGAGGTCGTTACTCCTTTTTTAATTGCTCCATTCTATATAGTCTTGCTTCTTCTGACAAATATAGCCATTGTGCTAGGTCATCATAGTCTCGTTTACATGAAGTGCATCTTGCTACCCCATCTTTTTCTTCTATGATTCTACATACTCCATTACATGGTGAGCTTACCATTATTTAAACTTTTTTAAATACTCTATTGCCTTTTTCATTATTTTTACGCTGTCTCTAAATTGTCCTAAACCACTATTACAATACTGACATAATAGTTTTCTTACTGTATCCGTTGTATGGCAATGGTCTACATATAATTTGGTGTCATCATTGTGACTACCACATAAATAACATTTATAATTTTGTTTCTCTAGCATGGCATTGTAATCATCCAATGTAATGCCATATCTATCTTTGTAATTCTTGTTGCGTATCTTATCTGGGTTATTAGCTCTCCAGATTTTACTGGTTATTTTCTTTCTTTCTGATTTACTTAACACTTCCATCTGGCTCTGGCTGCTTTTCCACGCTCACCTGTCCAGCTTTTACTTCTGGCACAGAAAGACTTTCTTCTTTTTGCTGCCTTACTACCTGCTTTAACTTTACCTGTAACTGGTGCTTTTAACTTGCTGCCAGTAGCACGATTATATTTTGCCCTACCTTTTGCTGTTAATCCTGCACCTTGCTTAACAGAGCGTTTTTCACCTCTGCCAACAGATAGATTTACTTTTTTCTTTGCTGCCACTATGCTTTAGCTTTTTTCTTTTTCTTCTTTGGGAAACCAGCTTTCATATTTGCATACGCTGATTTAGATATAGTAGATTTGCTTTTAGGTCTACTAGTACCTGCTTTCTTTCTTTTATTCATATGTTCATATAAGCTCATACACAGTCTCCTATAGACTCAAACCATCTACGCATTTCTTCTTGCCTTTCCTCATTACTTTTTTCTTTTTTCCGTACTTCATTACTTTCATTTTCATCACACATTCTCCACTTGTTCACATTTCTGTATGCGTAAACATCCTACATCAATAATAAAAAAGTTAAAATAAGTTTTGTTTTTAGAGTCATCCATCTTCATATCTTGATACCATTCAAAACCAAAGTGACAACCACAGAACCAGTGCCATGACCACATATTAATCTCCTAAATTATAATCCTAGTAAACCTTTAATAAATTTCATAGGTTCTATTTTTCCTTCACTCATTGTTCCTCTTGTATTGTAATACTCATTTTGCATTTTCATAAACATTTCTGGGTCATATTCATTTAAATATTTCATATATTCTTCATCTGTATTAAACATAGGCATATTGTTTTCATTGATAGGAATGGGCAATCTATTAGTTGTTTGTGTATTCCCTAAATTTTGCATTATTCTATCTGCATCTTGATTTGTCATTACACCTGTAGAACCTGCTTGAGCCAGTGGAATTCTATTTGTCATAGACTGTCTTAATAACTCTGCATCTCTATTAGTCATTGCACCTTCAGCTATTCTTGTGTTACCTAGCATTGCTGCTAATCTTCTCATTTCTGCTTCACTATAATTTGGCATATTTTATTCCTAAAAAAAATTTGGGTACTGGGGTTTTTTATTCTATTCCTGTTACTACTTTGATATTAATGGGTGCACCCCCTTCTCCAGTTAATTCTGTAGTATTTTTTTCACTCCATTGTGCTCTAGTCTTTAACCAGAATATCATGCTGCTAGTATCGCCTTGCTTTGCTTTCTCAAACAATGTCCCAGCAACAGCAGCGTTAGCTTCTATGCGACCTTTCTCTAGCTCTGGTTTGTAATACTTTGTTAGTGTGTCATCTGATATACCAAGCACTAATGCAATATCTTCATACCTAGTTCCTACTGTAGCTAAATCAAAAACCTTTTTTTGGGTGTCTACAGATTTAAGGTGTGCTGGTCTGCCGACTTTTCTTTTTACTGGTAAATGCGAATGAGTCTCATTCGTATCTACTACAATCTTGATTTTACCTGAATTTATTTCACTCATAATTTTTTTATCTTGTCTAATTTATTTTACTTATCATAAATTGCTATTGATAAGTTTTACTTATATAGCTCTAAAACTTTCATAAAGCTAGTTTAACAAACTTTAGTTATTTTTGATACTATCATATTAACTACATCATTTTAATTGATTCTGAAGCGATTGTGTTGATAAGTTTTACTTATCATGATAAGTAATTTAAATCATTAATTACTATCTTTTTTTACTTTTTTTATCTCATTACTATAAAATAATAACGTTAAAACAATTTAACAGTTTATTAATTAGATAGGAGTTTTATGTTATGCATAAATTAGAAAAATTATATCCTGATAATCAAGTTACAGTTATTGACGCTTATTATAAAGGTGCTAACGGCTGGACTTATTCTCATACTCTTTTAGATGATAAAGAAGTTTCCCTGGACGTAAATGAGACATACGAGGACTTATACCTCACCAGAGTTTTAGAAGATAATCCAGAACCTCAATACTATTTATATGAAATGAGTTCTCACAATACTATCACTGCTAAAGATGTAAATGGTAATTACATTAGATATGTTTCTAAAGATAAAGAATCAGCTTAATAATTAATCTTGAATGGCATTTTAATTAGTGCCATTTGAAATTAATTTTTAAAAACGGCTTATAAATCCGATTAATAATTAATTACTTGATAGATAAGGGTTTTTTATCTTGTCTATTATTTTAAATACTGTTAAAATCATTTAACAATATAAACTTTTAAAGGGGTTAAATTATGAAAGTATCAAATTTAATAAGTAAATCAGGAAATAATGTAGCGAATCAGTTTGAAATATTAACTGATACAGCTAGATTTTTTCAGTCTTATAACTCTATTATAGCTAAAATAGATTATGATAATAATATTACTTTAGATTCTACTTACTGGAATTATTCAAGAACAACCAGTAAATATAGGAATATGTTTTTAAATATGTCAACTAATGACATTAAAAAAGATATTAAATCAGGTAATATAAGACTAGATAACTTAAATTAATATTAAAGGGGTTGATTATATCAACCCTTTTTTTTACTTATAAGGGGTTATAAAATGAGTTTATTAAAAAATACAAGTAAATTATTATTATTACAATATCAAGATTATTTAAAAAATCTTAAAACTAATTGTAGACAAGCTCTAAAAAACTACAATGACAATTATGG